AAGCACGAACTTAAAGGGAAAATTGACGCTATCACGGAAATGATGGCGGCGGCAAAGGCAAGCAGGGATGAAATGATTACCGCAGGAGCGGAAGAGGCGGCAGCCGGGATCCAAACGAGTGACGGCATTCCAGTCTCTTTTGATGCTGACGGCAATCCGTATATCGCCAAGAAGGACATGCCAAAAATGATGGATTCTGCTGAAATGGCAGAGTTGAAGAAGGAATTGGCGGCGATTAAGAACCAATCGTTTCATCAGCAAGCCACGGACCAGAACCAACGTATTCTCTATGATGTGATCGGCGGGGATCAGCGGTATATGGGCGCATATACAAGAGTGCAGCAGGCGTACCAATACCTAGACTCCAAAGCCGACGCGGTGATGAGGGAATACGGCCTTAACCTGCAAACCACAAACATGGATGAGGTCATGGGATTGCTGGAAAAGGAATACGGAGAAGAGTTTGCCGAACACTTTCCCGGTCTCGACATAGACGTAATTGTCGAGGCATGTACCGCTGGCCCGAACGGTCTATTACGTCCGCGAAAAGTCGCAAAGGCGCTCAAGGCAGCTATTGTCGATGGCGATAATAGCACGAACCAGAAAATTAAAAATTTAAAGTTCATGGCCAGCAAGCCGTCCAACCTGTCCGGCGCTCGCAATCAGAAAGGTACGGCCGGGAGAACGCTTAATGATATTGCAGATATGGACGTAAAGGATTTTGAATCCATGTCCGACGCTGATTTCAAAAAGCTTACAAGGGCGATTGCCAGGATGAGCGGATGACATAGGAGTCTATAATGGCATTAACAGAATTTGGGGTTAATGATCCCCAGGCAGTAAAGCTTTACAGTAAAATGACGTTCCGTGAATCGATTCGCGGGACGTTGTCTGGGAAGCTGATGGGCAAGACCAAACAAGATATTATTATGCGCCTGGAGGATATGGAGAAAACCGCAGGCGACACAATCAAATACGACCTGCTTGAAAAAACCGCCGGCGCTGGTGTTCGTGGCAACAATTGGATGAAAAACAATGAGGCCCCGCTCGTTTATTACCAGGACAGCATCGTTATTGACCAGCTTCGGCAGGCTCATCAGTTTGACCGGATGAGCCAGCAGAGAACCATCCACGATATGCGCCTGGATGCACGGGAGAACCTTACCGACTGGTGGGCCGACACTCTCGACAGCTATATGTTTAGGCAGTTGTGCGGCGATACCACGTTGACCCATGGCAACACCGGCGTAGCGGCTGATTCAGACCATTATATTGTTTGCGGCGACGTTTCCCATACCGGGACGATTGCAACGGACGAGGCCAGCCTGGGCAGCAATGACCAGATTGACCTTATGGACCTGGATTACGCCAAGGAAAAGGCCCGGACTATTAGCCCGATGATTCGCCCGGCCAAGATCGACGGGGACGAGTATTATGTGGCGGTACTGCATGACTATTCCCTGACCGATATCAGGACTTCCGCTAACTCTTCTGCCACTATCAAGTGGCATGAGATTCAGCGGTATGCTAACGACCGTGGCCTGAAAAACCCGATCTTTTCCGGTGCCAACGGCGTATACAATAAAATCCTTATCTTCGATTCTAACCGCATTTACAGCCCGAGCACTTCTGTCCGGCGCAATCTGTTCTTAGGGGCGCAGGCCGGAACGTTTGCGATTGGCAATGCGTATGACCGGATCGGGCAGAAGAAGTTTGGTGATCTGCCGATGTCATGGGTCGAAGACCTGGACGACTACGGCGACAAAAAGGGCGTGGCTGCTGGTATGATCTTCGGGATCAAAGCCACCAGGTACAATTCCAAAAACTACGGCTGTATGGTCATGACCGCTTACGCGGCGGCCCATTAGCCAATAATCAAGGCGGGTTGATCGTATGCGCTCATACCGAGGGGCCAGAAACGGGATCGTAACCCAAATTTTGAGGAGAGAATAAAATGGCTCAAGTTTCTTTTACGGCAAGCGGCGCGACGACCTACGACCTGACCACTGTGGCTGTTAATGCCGCGGCTGCTCAGGAAGTAACGCCGAGAGAAGGCGGGTTTGTCGCAAGGAACCGGATCAATTTCGCTAACGTCACGGCACCGACATTGACCAACAAGGTTATGAACGTGCTGCGACTGCTGAAGATTCCGGAAAGAAGTGTTATTGACGGCGTGTTTCTGGTGGCCCCGAAGGGCACGGCCGGAGTCACGCACAACTGTAACAGCAAGTCCATCAGCTCTGGAACGGCTGGCATTGGGTTTATCGCGTTCAAAAGCGCGTCACAGTCCCTGACCTCGGCGTCCACTGATTCTGACGGTTTTGCCAAAGCCACTTTGGCGAAATCCAAGATTCATACATCGTCTGTGCTGGCGTTGCCCGGCGATCCCGAGACATCACCGAAAGCGGCTGTTCGCTGGGTGGGGGCTGGTATCGCTGGCGAAAACAACGGCTGGGCTGATGGTGGTGGCGATCAGCAAGGCGGGATGTACTTCCCTTATGGCGGGTACGTAACCTTCCAGCTGCTTTCTGGTAAAGGTCCGTCTGGCACGGCCGCGAGTTCTCTCGATGGCGAATTTTCGGGGGTACTTGAGGTGGCGGCTACAGGATGGAAAGTGCCAGAATAACAACCAATTTCGCTTAATGCGCGTTTTTAACGGATAAGCGAAAAAATAAAGTGGGGATAGGCTTTGCCGACAAGAGGGTTTACCCTCGGTCCCTCTTCCCCACTTTAACCACCGAGGGCAAGAAAAAAACCGAGGAGGGTTTTTCAATGTCGAATAATGTAATAGCGGTCGAATCTTCTATTTATAAGGCACGGAATATTGTGCCTGGGTCTTATTACGCCCAGTGCGTTCAGGACGACATTATCAGCAAGATCGGCCCAGCCCTGAAAGCTGGTGGGTATTATTTATTTTACGAGGGCCGATACCGGCGTCATGCGGTGGTTGTCGGCACTGACACGCCTTGGCATCATGTTTCGCATTTGCGGACAAAAAGATGTGGGCTTGACCATAACGTCAAGTTTAACGTGCTTGGCTATGTTCCCCCGCGCTGCCTTGAGTGCTGGAAAGTGGTGGTTAGCCCTCGGACGCTGAAAGAGCTTTTCTTATTGCTGGAAGTTCAGAAAAGCCTTGGCCGACCGTCAAAATGCGGTATCGAGATACGTCACTATACGCCAAGACTGTACGGCGGGTATTTTTACAACAACAGTCTTGAAGAGGGTCGTGAACGGTACGAGGAAGTCAGAAAAGCGGTTGACGAACATATAAGCCCCGAAGTCGGGATTATTTTGAAACGCGGTTGCACGGAATATGAGATGATCCTCGGACCGTCCCCCGGGTGGACCATGACCAAGAATCAGCACAAGATTGACGAGAAAATTGAAACCATCGTTGACACATATGCCCCCAACACCACCGGGCAAACGCCGGAATGTTTGGCCCAGGTCCATACCCACTGGATCGAATGGGCATGGGAAAACCAGGACAAGACGGCGATGGAGTATCTTGGTGGGATGCCTCTTTATCCCCCTTGCGTTGAGTACCATAAGGGCGATTTGGGTATCATCAAATCCGACCTTATGAAGGCGCGGGCCAAAGTTAAATACGATATTGATCCGGAAGTTACGGAGGCGTTCCACAACGCTATTAGGGGCCTTCAAATGACCAAGCGGGTCACGATGGATAAGGTTGGTGCAATGTGCGGATTTGAGTCTGTCAATCCCTTATACACCGGGGAGGGAATCGAAATTGGCTAAAAAAATAAATATCGCAAAGCCGGAACAGAAATTAACTGAACAGCAAGTTAAATGCAAGGCTTGTCGGGAATGCTGCGAGTACATTGAAATCCCGACGACAATGTTGTCAATAGAGGTTGTTGAGTATTATCTCGTCCGGGGAGAACAGTTTTATATCAACCCTGATAATGGCGTTTTTAATGTTCGTATCTACAAGCCATGCATCCATTTGACAAAAGACGGCTGCGGAATTTACGACAAGAGGCCGCCGATTTGCCGCGAATTTATGTGCCCATACAAAAGCGATGAAGTGAAAAAAGGGAAAGAGCGGATTTGTGCCGAGACCATGGAAATGGTGAGGCAAAGGATAGAAAAATTTAAGGAGGAGCAAAAATGATTTACGACCAAGTAAATCTCGCCAAAATGAGGGAAACATTGGCCCCGGTCCGGCTGTTTGAAAAAACAATACACTTCGGCGTTACCAATGCTGCGGCGGCTGATGTTTTCCAGGTTATCCCTCTTATAGCCGGGGATGTCGTTATTGCCGCCTGGGTTGACGTAATAACGGCTTGCACTGCCGACGCGACAATCGACCTTGGGTATGGTTCTGATATTGATTACTACGGCAATGCATTACAGGTTGACGCTGTAGGCCATTGCCGGACTATGCTGAACGGTTCTCTGGCCTGGAATGTGATGGAGATTCCTCACGGCATCGAAGAGACCAACGAAGTCCAGATACCTGGGGCCAGGTTTGGAGATCATGTAACCATCAGCAGCGGCATGGACTTGGCCGATATGTCCCTGTCCGGTGAAGTATTGCGTGACGACATCGTAACTGTGCGGCTTACCAATAATACCGGTGGAACGCTTGACTTGCTGTATTCGCAGACATTGGATGTTGCTGTTAATAAGGCCCCTCAAATGGCAAGCCCGTTTGTTGTGCCGTCTGGCGATACTATTGACGTTACGGCCAATACAGCGATCACTTCAGGGAAAATAACAGTATCAGCTTTAATAATCAGGAAATAAGGCATGGCAACAATAGCCGATATTGTC